TTCCACCCTAATCCGAAGGGCTCGGGGATTTCGCGTATCTCTTTGATCACGCGCCTCTGCCTATCCTTGAATAAGCCAATCGATCGAGGTCCCAAACACCTTGCGATGTCTAGGAACGAGTCGTCAGAGACAGCCTTCCATTTATAGGACGGTATCACCTGTTCCGGAGTAACAACTCTGGAGAGGAACTCTGCCAGACCTGTTGATTCAAGGGTCTTACCCTTCGAAACAGGACAACCCATTTGCTGCATGACGGCCATGTATCTTCGTGCGCAGTCTGGACAAAACCAGACCACGTCGTCGCCGACCAGACCAAACTCTGAGTCATACCCATGGCCCTTTCCACATGTGCACTGTATACCACGACACAATGCCCAATGGGTAATTGTGAAAAGGTTGAACGAGTAGATCAAGCCCAAAGGCTGACCAACTGTCCATGAGACCCAGAACAATGTTTTTCCTGACACTTGTTTAAAGACGTCAGAAAGTGGGCCACTAACCCACATGGCAGTTGAGAAACACTCAACTGCTTTCAACCATTGCTGATCCACCCCAAGCTCTGTCAAAACCAGGGTTTGTAGTTTAAGTGGAAAATGGTCTGTTGCCCCACTCAGGTCAACTGAGCAGGCATAGTGATTAGTGGATAGCTTATCGCGTACCCAACCAAGGCCAGCAGACTGGTCAAACTGCCAGTTACCTGGCAGATGCTGATTGATTCTCGCCAACCATTGGTGCAGAGGCCTAAGCATCTGTTGAACCGCAGGATAAGGAGAAGCAATGAACCGGGCCTTATAGCCAGGTTCTTGGACAGCCGATACATGCCCAATCACAGGTTTCCCTGCATACTCCCCATCACTGAGGAGACGATTGTGTCGAGGAAGCATGACCGAACCTAGGGTTCCAGTAACAATATCCTGGAACCCAGAAAAGGATCCTAACCATTGTGTGAGGTTGCTAGCCTCTGCCAAAATGGCATTCACCTCTGGTGTTCGATTCGAAAGAAC